ACGGCATTATTATTTATAATAGAAAAGGTGCTCGAAAGCACCTAATCTGTCTGTAGAGAATTGCCGTTCCTAGAGACACTTATATTTATCATAGTGTTCTACTAGATTGTAAATCTTGTTAATTTCACTACTAAAGAACTTACCTTCAACATTAGTATTATAATAATCTTCACGAAAAATTACATCTCTTTTGAATTGTTCCATAGTTTCATAATAACTCATAGATTTTTTATGAGGACATATGTGCAATATTTCTCTGAGAAATTTATCTTCTCCAAGATTTTTTATGTCTTCTTTTAGTAAATCGCATGAGCTTAGATAATTCTTCCAATCACTTTCTTGAGTTTTTCTTCTTCCAGTTTTTTTATCTTTTTGTCTGGTCCAAAAATGTTTTTTACCAATATATTTTTTATTTGTGACTGTATTTGTTATTTCATAAATAAAACCGAATGTACTTTCACCTAGCTGTACACCCTCAGCTAAAACCCAATGACCCAAATCCATCACAAACCACCGCGGAGTAATGGTCTTCTTTGAAATTTTATTTTACGTTTTTTTCTAGCACCCAATGCAAAAGGTCTACGACTATCACCTGTTGCAAACTTATCTGTGCCGGGTGTACCGTCAGGGTTATTAACCCAACCAGATGTTTGAAAATTACCTAAGGAACCGCCACTACCGGCTAAATTACCAGAAACATCGGGCATAGATCCTTGACCAATACTTTCAAGAATTTCATTTATAACTCTGTCAAAATTATTCACTTTAAATATTTATAACTTATTATATAATTTAAATATGGAACTTAATATTTCGAAAATTCTAGAAGAAATAGAAAAAGACGTATTAATAGATGAGCTTAATTTAAAAGAAGTTCAATTTAAATTGCCCGCATTAAAACACAAATACGTGGGTTTATTAGTCAGAACAAAAATTACATTAGCAGAAAAGCAAAAAGAGTTAGAACTACACAGAAAAACTGTTATAGATCAAATAAAAGAAAAAAGCCAGGTTAGACTGGCGCCTAATACTTTAACCGAGACAGCTAATGAAGTTAATAGTGTTAAGAAGATTAAGGAAGATATTATACAGTTAGAACTATTAATAACTTTGCTTGAAAAAACAGAAAAAACACTTTCATCCATGACTTATGATATAAAGAATATTATAGAAATACAAAAGCTTGAAACTACATGATAAGTATAGATTACGACAAGAAAAAAAATAAAGCTATTCTTTCGGGCGATTATTTTGAGGAAATAAGAGAAAACTTTTCAGTTAAAAATAAGGCAGCAGTCTTTCTAAGAAAGTATTCACGCTACATACCATCAAGAACATATTGTATCACACCTACTGGAAGGTTTGATCCCTGCCTTACAATAGAACTACAGAAACATATACTTGAAAAACAATACCCAACACAATTAAAAATTTCTGAAGATATAAAACAAATTACTTCTCCCTCTAATTATAGCTGGAAAAAAGAACCAAATTTTACGCTAGATCTTTATAACTTATCTCTAGAGTTAAGAGATTATCAAAAAGAAATAGTTACAGGGTGCCTTAATTACGGCAGAGGCACTATAGTACTTGCAACTGCAGGTGGAAAAACACTGGTAATGGCGTCCTTGCTTTCTACTATTTTTAAATTTAAAAATAAATTTAAGGTATTACTTATAGTACCTGACCGCGGATTAGTCGAACAAACTTATAAGGATTTCTTACAATATAAAGTTCCTTTTTCACATTCAAAATGGACAGGTGACGATAAGCTTAATCTTACATCAAATGTAATTATTTCTAATTTAGGTATTTTACAAAGTAAAAATTCTAATTTATCTTGGGCAGAAAATATAGATGTTCTTATAATTGATGAAGTACATAAAATAAGAAAAGGAAACGAAGTAAACAAAATAATTTCTTTAATTAAAACACATCATAAATTTGGATTTACAGGTACCTTGCCTGAAGAAAAAGAGGATCAATGGAATATAATTGGTAAAGTCGGTCCTATAATTTATGAAAAAAACAGCTTTGAGCTCAGAGCTGAAAATTATGTTAGTAATGTAAAGGTTCAAATGCTTAATCTATTTTACAACAATGTACCAAAACGAAATACTTCTAATTTTAGCCCGACAGATTTTTATAAAAAAGAATTAGATTTTATAATTGATAATAATTTTAGAAACGAGATGATTTCAAAACTTTCTAATAAACTTGATAATAATGTCTTAATTTTAATTGACTTTATTAAGCATGGTGAAATATTGTCAGATATATTAAAAAAGCACTGCCCCGGTAAAAAGATATATTTTATTAGAGGTGAAGTAGAAGTGGAAGAAAGAGAAAAAATTAAAAGTATTATGGAAAAAAGCAATAATGTTGTAGTAGTAGCTATTTCTAAAATATTCTCTACAGGTATTAACGTTAAAAATTTACATTATATTGTTTTTGCCGGTGGCGGAAAAGCTAAAATTAAAACTGTACAGTCTATAGGCAGAGGTTTACGCTTGCATATCAACAAGGATAAGCTTATAATATTCGACATATCAGACCAACTGTATTATGGAATACAGCATACAAACAAAAGAAAGCAAATTTATGAAAAAGAAAAAATCAGCTACACCGCGAGAGACTTCACCGAAAAAGCCTAAGAAGGAAAAACCTTTTTATGTAAACCCGAAGGAATTCGAGGACGAAATTATTTTATATTATAAAGGCGGCCTGATTACTCAAAAACTAGGCGAATCAATAACAAAAATTGCACACGGTCTAAGTTACGCTCCAAACTTTATCAATTATACGTATAAAGATGATATGGTTGGAGATGCCATTGTAAAAATGTTTTCAGCTTTAAAGAATAAGAAATTTAAAATAAATAGCGGGTTTAGCCCGTTCTCTTATTTTACAACCATCGCATTTCATGCTTTTATTAATCGTATCAAAAAAGAAAAAAAGCATCACGACGCTATTAATGATTATAAAGAAAAAGTATATTCAGATTTACTACACTCTTGTCCTGACGGTGCTAAAATATATATCAAACCGACAGATGATCCCGATGAGGGCGGTAATGACGTGTTTGCTAATTTAAATGGTTAAGATTAATAACAAAAAAATATGTTGTTTTTCAGATGTACATGTAGGGGTACATCAAAATAATGTATTTTGGTATGATGTAGCGGAAAAATTCTTTAATTGGGTTAGTAGTGAATTAAAAAGCCGTGATATTACCGATATTGTAATTTGTGGCGATTTATTTCACTATAGAGATGAAATTTCTGTCAATACTATTCATTTAACATCTAGCTTATTAGAAAAATTAAAAGACTTTAATATTATAATGCTAGTAGGCAATCATGATGCATATTATAAGGACCGATCTGATATTAATTCATTAACACCTTTTAACGGCTGGCCTAATATAAAAGTTGTTTCACAGGTTTTAGCTTCACGTAATTTTAATAAAACCTTGACATTTGTACCCTGGGGTACCGAAATTAAACACATACCAGAAAGTGATGTATTATTTGGTCATTTTGAAATTGAATCATTTAAGATGAATAGTCATAAAATCTGTGATAATGGTATAAAAGCATCTTCATTGCTAGAAAAATCAAAATTAGTAATTTCAGGCCATTTTCATCTTAAGGATGAACGGGTTTATTCTGACGGCACAATCTTATATCTTGGTTCACCCTACCAAATGGATTTTGGTGACGTTGATAGTGAAAAAGGAATACATATATTAGACTTAGAAACATTAAAATATGAGTTTGTTGAAAATAAAAATTATCCTAAGCACAAAAAAATTTATCTTTCTGAGCTTGTAAAGGAAGACGGTATTACTGAAAAAGTACAAGAAAGTTTTAACAATAATATTGTTAAGTTTATTGTTGATAAAAATATAATGGCTGATGAAATAGACTTTTTGTTAAAAAAGCTTTCGCAGCTTAAACCAGTTTCAATAAATGTTGATTACGCTGCTAATTTTAACAAATTTAGTATTAATAATGAAAACAATTGTGACTTTTCAGGCATTGATATACCTAAAGCAATAGAAGAATTTGTTAATATGCTTGATATAAACAATAAAAGTCAGATAATAGATTATACAGTTGAATTATATAAAAAGTTAAAATGAAAAAGATTATCTTTAAAAAGCTATCTATTAAAAACTTTCTATCTGTAGGCAATACACCTGTAACTGTCGACTTTAAAACAGGGTTACATATTATTACTGGATTGAACCGTGATAAAGAAGACAGGAGAAACGGTGTTGGTAAATCAACTGTTGCCGATGCAATTTACTTCGCCATCTTCGGCGAAACGTTAAGAGAATTAAAAAAAGAACATATTGTTAATAATACTAATCATGAAAATTGTGAAGTAGTTTTAGAGTTTGATATTGAATCATACAACAAAAAAGATGAATATCAGATTATAAGAATGTTAGAGCCTTCTCGTTGTTATGTTTATATAAACGGTGAAGATAAAACACGTGATAGTATTTCCAATACATCTAGCTTTATTTTAGAAAAAATCAATTGTTCGCCCGAAATATTTCAAAATTGTGTTATAATGACAGTTAATAATACTACCCCTTTCATGGCTAAAAAGAAAGTAGAAAAAAGAAAATTTATAGAAGGTATTTTTAATTTAGAAATTTTTAGTACTATGCTTCAGTCATTAAGAGATGATTATAATGATATTAAAAGAAACTTTGATATAGAATTAGCTAAATTTACTGAAGTAGAGAAAAGTTTAAATATACAAATTGTAGCAAAAGAAAATTCTAACAAGGAAAGAAACGCTAAGCGTGAAAAATATCTTACAAGACAAAAAAATAACACCAATGAACTTAAACTATTAGAAAAAAAACTTACTGAATTTATTAAAGTAGATATTGAACAAATACAAAAAGATATACAAACTCTTCAAAGCAAATCTGATAAAAATGATACCGAAATTAAGCAAATTAGGGATAAAACCTCTTCGCTTCGCACACAAATTAACTTAAAAGAACAAACCTATTCACGAATTGGTACAGATAAAGATATTTGCCCTACCTGCTTACGGCCTTTAGAAGATAAAGATAAGAACCATATAAAAGATGAAAAATTAAAAATAAAACAAGAAATAAAATCATTTCAAAATGAAATAAGTTCCAATTTAGCTCAAGAAGAAAAATTTTCAGAGTTAGATAATAAACTCATAAAAGCCATAGAATCGCTTAAGACAAGAATTAATAATTTTAAATTAGAGGAGAAAGAAATAGATAATATTAAGAATAGAATAACACAAATTAATGTATGGCAAAAAGAATTAGAAATTGATCTTGCTGAACTTAATAATGCAAACAACGAGCATGATACGACTATACAAGAAATTACTACTAGATTAAACAGTTTAAAAGATACATTAGAAAAAACTAAAACACATCTCAATATGCTTGATGCAGTTAAGTTTGTATTATCTGAAGAGGGTGTTAAGTCTTATATTGTAAAGAAAATTCTTCAACTGTTTAACAGTAAATTGGCTTACTATCTTAAAAAAATGGATGCTAATTGTATTTGTGTATTTAATGAATATTTTGAAGAGGAAATTATTGATGAGAAAGGCAAGCCCTGCTCTTATTTTAATTTTAGTGGCGCAGAGCGTAAAAACATTGATTTAGCCTGTCTTTTTGCATTTATGGATATAAGAAGATTACAGGGTAATATTGCATTTAATTTTAGTATATATGATGA